TCATAGCAGGACTAAATGTAATTGCTGTAGGTGTTTTGCCCGGACCTTCTTTAAGTTTGTCTTGTACAGGCTCTAGTTTGTTTTGTACTACACCTAACTTTTCTTGTAGTGTCTGTGCAGTAGCACCCGGTGGCAAATCATTACCATCTCCAGCAAAACCATATGGACTAGACAATTCTGTTTCATCGCGCAGTTCATCTGGCTCTTGTGGATCAAAGCTAACATCTTCTACCACACCCTCTGGTAATTCAGTAGGCTCCACAGATAAAGGAAAACGCTGATTTGCAAACAGAACATCTACAATTTGTCCGTAAGCTGCCAGCGTCTTTGTTTTTGTTACTTTAATAAATACACGAGACTTTTCTGCCTCTGTAAACTGCACATCAGGACCATACAAGCCACGGTAGTTACGATATGCTCGTAGCCACCTTTCTTCATCCTGATAACGATAATCTTCTGATCGTGAGTATCGGTCCATAATAAATGGAATCATACCTGCTACATCGCTATCTTCCGTTACAGAATCCTCTGTATCTTCTAATGCGATTGCATCATCTTCAATCATAATTTCATCTTCTGCCATTACGCTTCCTTTGCTCCAACTATAGTGCATTTGTAGTCTATAGTTTTCCAATCACCGTCTACAGGTAACTCTTCGTGTAGTGCTTTCATTGCTACACATTGATACTTTTCTTCAAACCACTGAATATCCTGTTTTACACAAGATTGACTATCCATACATGCTATTACTATTAATGACCAAATTATGTTCATGTTAATATCCAAACGTGCTGTCTGCAACAGGCATACTGTTTCTTGGGCCATGCCCCGTATCAAAATCAAATACACTAAATCGTGGTCTGGACATTATACCATATCTTAACGCATCATACAAGTGGTCTTCACTATGCGTATCAATGTCTTCTGGATTTTTCTTGTCCAAAGGGATGGCTGGTAGTTGTGATATTGTATTTGTGCAGCTATTAAAGAATACAAGTCTAGGCTCCTCTGTAAATTCATCTACTTGCAATCGTCTATGTATTTCGTTCTTACCTGCTACACGACTACCACGGCTTCTGTCTGATGGACGCCACCTGCATCCTCTACCAATCATTTGCTCTGCTAGAGATGGTCCAGTATCACCTCGCTTATGCCAAAGAGAACTGTCCAATACACCGTACTTAATACTTCCATCGCCAGACTCTACATCCAGTATCATATCTGCCAAATCTGTGGCAAGGACTTTGCTGACGTATAATTCTCTATATACGATAAGTTGTTCATCAGGTGCAACAGCAAACCAAATAACCCCAGACTTACTACCGTAACCATAATCGCAAGCCCTAAACTTAACCCAATTGTGAGGTATGTCAAAAGGCTCAACAACATGAATGCTACGGTCAAACTCAGTAAACGCCGCACCCTCTTTAATATCCCAATCTCCGTCAAGGAGTTGTCGTCTTTGCTGCTCTGGCATGGAGAGTAGCATTGCTTCGTAGTCACCCGACTCTGCCAGATAAGGATTGTCTGATAATCTTGCTGGGATAAACCGCCTTTTAAATAATGGCTTTCCAGCCTTCGCATGTCCTGCTGGGTATCGTAACACCTCTCCTGTTTCTGAATCTGTTGCATCAAACGGCCTGTTATACGGTGCAGGATCAATAAATATACTCTTGACCCAATGATGACCTCTACCGCCGGGGTTAGTCGTAGCCCTCATATAAATTGGCAAATCTGGTGCAGTGGACCGTAGACGTGATCGCATGTAATTCCACGCATATGGTGTGGACCATTGTGTTAACTCGTCAAACCCTATCCAGCTAAACGCTAGACCCTGATAACGCAAGACATCATCATCTCTATCCAGATATGACATCCACAACCTTGCGCCAGATGGTGCAGTCCACTGCATCTTTCTCTCTGACCACTTGATACCGGGCCAGATTTTTGGGTACAACTCCTGCGATTTAAATACAAGTTCTCTTAGTTCTTCTGTTGTATGTCGCAGTAGCAATCCACTAAATGCAGGATGCCCCATGTAACGTAGTGGGTCTGACAGCATGGCGTAACTCTTGCCACCACCAGCACTGCCACCATATAATACTTCACGTTCTGATGCAGCTAAAAAGTCCGTCTGTGGCCCATCGTTAGGTTTAAACAATACGTTAGCGTGTTCTGCTACAGACGTATCATATTCTGTAGCTGCTACTTCTTCTATACTAACCGTTTGTTTTAGCTGCGCCTGTTCTTTCTTCTTGGAGTACCTTCGCTTTGGCGATTGCCGTTTCCGCATACTCTGCCCACTTGAGGAGGCTTTTAGCTTGGTTCTTACGCTGTCGCTCATTCAATAACCGTTTCCTTAATCCTACGTGTGATATAGACCTGCCTGTGTTTGTACTAAGCCAGTTAGCTACTTCACGATAACTATATTGATTTACGTGGCTACGTGCCTTCTCTAGTAAATCTAACTCTGTTGGTATTGGGTCAAGAATGTCAGGGTCTTCTTCATTTTGTTTATAACCGAAAGGTACAGTCCTAGCAATGCGAGGTATCTGCACCCATTCGTTTTCTTCTTTAATATCTGTTGGCTGTGGTAGCTTCCACTTTCCTACGCTTCTGTTCATTTTTTGGCCTGATAAATAATGTGTCGCAGTCTAAGCATATACGTTTATTTCTTCCTTTACGTTTCATATTTTTTGTTACGCAGTTAGGGCAAGTGTCGTTTTTTCTACCGTCTTTAATCGGCGCATCCCAATCTATAAAACTAAGCATCGTCCTCAACAACTGCTTTAGGTGGCATGAGCATAACACCACCAGATGCCTCTACCTGCATCTTCTCTGTCTTTACCAAACCTACACGGTCAAGCAGTTCTTTGGCAGCACCCATCTTATCACGTATGCCTAACTCTGTTGGGTCATACAACGCACCTGTCATCGCCATCGCCGCTTTCGGCGCATTACGTGCCATGTACATTTGAGTCGCCTCAAGTATCTCTTCTTTAAGACCTTTAACAATTTCTGCAGTACTAGAAGTGTCAGCATATCCCGCCAGTTTCTTTGCTTGCAGCATGTCACCACCTGCTTCTTCAAACAGGACGTTAAGTAGTGCTTGTTGTTTTTCTGTAAGTTGTCTAGCCACTAAACTCTCCATGATGCATTGCGTGGGCTAATTTTGTACTACGCGATTTTACCTGAACTGCCCACCTGCTGTCAAGCATTTCTTTTGCTGCGTTGTGGTAGTCTTCACCTTCAATAGCCGCCCACATTTTTTTAAATTTACACAGACGTGGCACACCCATATTAAATGCCATGTCCATGACTACAAGTTGACGTACAGCGTCTAGCTTGTTAACGCAAGGGTGCGCCCGAACAAGTTCTTCCTCAACGATCTGTACGTCATTTCCTGCTAGATACATAGCATCAGCTTCAGAGATACCGTATTCGTAGATAGTGTCCATGTTAGGAATATCCATCCACTCCAGTTCTTCATCAGTGATGCCACGGTCTTCTAGGTTACGTCCAATACCTACGGTATCAATTCCTAGTGTATCTTTATATACTTGAAGGCGTAGACCCTCATGCTTAATTAATTTTTCAATAAATGCATCTCTACGATATTTCATTTCTCATGCCCCATCCACACCGCAAATGCACCTGTCATGGCCCCCGTGACTACACTCACTAGTGCTGCTTGCTGACTTGTTGGGTCTTCTAGTGTCATAAACCACTCCACTACCCGCCAAGCGGATAAGGACATCCCAAGCATCATCAGACGTGGTAGTATCTTCCACTTCAACAATCTTTCCATAGTTACTTCTGCCACGATTTTTCCTCGCTTGTTCTTCCGTTGTTCGCTCGTGTAAGCCCCATTTCGCCACTAGGACTTCCCCTTTCCGAATAACCTAGTAGCACTGCGAACACCAAAGCTGGCAGCAACAATAACGCCAAGACTATATTGATACCATTCAGGCATGGCTTGGAGTTGTGCAAATCCGTTTGCAACTACTTCTTCCATACCCGGAACGAACGCAAGTATGAGAGGGATGCTGAACAGAATTGTAAGCCACTCGTCTTTCCACGATGAGGAAGAGCCTTTAGCCATTTCCAAATCCCAATCAAGTTCGCCTGTAGCTTTCTTTTCCATGATTGTGGCTTCTGCTTTAGCCCGTGCAACTTTTGCACCAGTTTCTGCTTTAGATTTTTCAACTTTTCCATTTAACCAAGTTCCTGCTAAATCTGCGATAGGTCCAATTAGTAAATTTAACATTATGCACCTCTTCTAAATCTTGCCGTTTTCTTTGCAATACCTTTAGGTTGTTTAACAAATTGTTTACCTGATGCCTTGCCTTTTCTTTTTGCCCTAGTTGTAGCAGCATACTCTGCACTTGTCAAGGACTTTATTGCTTTTTCAGGTAAATACCTTTCACCTGTCTTTGCAGATGGTTTACCTGATTTAGTACGCCACTTCTGGCTAGTCCAATCCTTTAAACTTTTTTGTGGTGCTTTCATTACTTTCTTGACTTTTCTATAGCTTTAAATGTTTCACGTAAACTAGGCGGCTTTTCATTTTTAGGGTCGTACTTACACTGTATTTCTTTTGGAAAGTATTCATGTAGATTTATCCAAACGCTATCTACTGTATTGTTAGCACCATGATATATACACAACCTCTCCCCATCTATGGTCTGGCATCCCTGCAGTCTACATACTACATACTCTGGGGTTGCATTAGCTAATGTACTTTTAAGAAATGATATAAAGCCATACAGTATACCTGAAGCAAGCAATACCATTAATATCCATGCCACAATTTCAACAAACTTCTGTCTACGTTGCCTTTGTTTATACAGTGTCTCTTGGCGTTGCTTGCGGATGGACCCTTCCATTTTTACAAGGTCGTCCCACTTATTACGACCAAGTGTCATGCTGATCCATTGCTGTAATTCATATCTCTGTTGCTGCGCTTTCTCTTTAGCCGCAAACGCTTCAATGGCTTCCTGTTCTACAGACTTGCCATTAAACAACTTCTTAAAGATAGGAGGGTTCTTGGCTTCCTTCTCAAGCATGTCCAAGTCGGACATTGCACCCATCCAGCGTGACAAGTCAGAGGCCATTGATTCAATATCACGACCTATTTGAAAGCCTTTTTTAATAGCACCAAACGCTGCTGATGCTGTTGCCATTGCACTAATCGGGTCCATCTATGCTGCTTTCTTTAGCGGGTTGTCTGCTTCTACTCCCATCCACTTGCTCCACTCACCGTAGTAATGTCGCATTCCCACCTCATCGTGGATGGTTCCGTTCTCATGTCTGCCATGCAGAATATTACGTGGTTCAGTTCCGGGTCGCATTGTTGTACCTTGTCCTGCCACACCTATAAGGTCTTCATGTAAGTTACGTCCAAATGGACCCCATATAGAGTTGTGATGCTCAATACGTGTGTTCCGTTCTTCTGGTGTATCACTCTTCAGGCCGTATCCTCTAAACTCAATCAGTACCTTGTTAGGTCCAAGTGGCGTTACGCTGTCGCTGCGATAGGCACTGCCTCGCAGGTTGAAGTTGTAGCCGGGAAACAAGTCTACCATGTACCACTGATTTGGTGGCAGGTTGGGAAAAGATAACTCACCCCTGTCTTCAAATCCCTGATACTCTTCATAGTTGACAGTAAAGCTGCTGACATTAACATGACCATTATCAAAAGGCACGTTCTTTCTAGCAAAGTACTCATCATTAAATCCAGAGACACGATTGAAGTAATGCATGAAGTCGTGGTAAAACTCACTGTTAGTGTCATGCCACAGCTTGTAGTTTGTACCTATGATGGCTTTATGGTAGTGAAATACTTCTAGTTCTTCTGTATCAATAGCATCAGCAATGCAATCAAACGCCCCACAAGTCCACTCCTCTACACTCATGGTAGGGTTCCTGTTTAGCGTGACCCACACCATGCCACCATGCTTTACTTCGCAGGGTAGTTCACCCCAGCCTCGTGCGTGATAACACAGAGACATGTCATTACCTGCAGGTGACATAACACCCTTGTTTAGAAATGACCTATAACCATTGTCAAACTTTATGGTGATGATATTCTGCCCAGCTATCTGTGCAGTCCTGTAGCTTCCTATGTGCTGCATCTCACTTTTGTGGAATGCAGGAATCCATACCTTTGAGAAGATGTTTTCTAGTTCTTCTTCAAACAAACTCTGGTCAGAGTATATGAGAGAGTTTACATATTCTACGTTGGGCTGTTTAGTCCAGTTAGTATGATTACGTGGGGGCATTAATATACCTTTACATTGCCTTCTGTTATAAATTTAGGTACGCAGTAAGAGGTAATAAGATTTCCCTGCTTGTGTAATGTTTGTGCATACCAGACACATTCGTTGAGGTCTTTGAAGTACATGTCACTGCTTACTAGTTTCTTGTCATCCCCTACACCGACAAATACGAATAGGAGAAACGCATGTAACATTTAACCTCTGTAACCTCCTCCTGCTTTTTTATATGCAGACGCAAGCATCTGGGCTTTTCTCGCCGACCACTGACCGGGTGCGCCACCCTTACCACCAGCCTTAATGCGGTTAAACTGTTGTTTTCTCATTCCGGGCTTAGTGTAGTTGCCAGCTTCATTAACTCTACTCTTGCTCTTCGGCGAACCGCCTTTCGCAAGGTTAACCTTTCTAGCTGGCTTCTTTTTCGCTTTTGCTTTTGCAATCTTCGCCATCGTGATAATCTCGCCTCTTTGTGTTGTGAAGAAATGTCCATAGATGCTGCCCTCTATATTAGGCTGCTTCTCTACTACTCCAGTAAATAGTTCCGTAGTCGTGTAGTATTTCTTGTCCTTTGGCTATGTATTGAAGTGCGTAGAACCTAATAAAGTTATCGTCCTCTTCATTTACATCCCACTCTGCATTAGGAGTTTCGCTGTGGTTGTATATCATAGCCAACCCTAACGGAATGCAGTACAAGTCATCTTCCCCTTCATATGGAGAATAAAACATGTAGTCGTGAAGAACACACTCATCGCCTATGTCGCTTTCGCTAGAAACCAGATAAGGACATAACTCTATAGTATCACCTACAGAATAGTCCTTATCCGCAAAAACTCCTAGACCGTGTATTTTAGATTTAGCTACGTAAGGCAATTACTTTTTCTTTTTTGCCATACCGCCACGCATCATCTTCTTTTTAGACATCTTAGCCATGCCGCCGCCAGCCATTTTACGCTTCATCATGCCGCCGCCACGCATCATTTTTTTCTTCTTAGCCATCTTTGCTTTGCCCATTGCCATTACGTAATCTCCTTCTGTCAAGTACTAAAGCATCATATACATCATCTGGAAAATGTTCATAATAATTAGAGTTTTCCAGATATAAAGCTGCATCGTCTAGCTTAGAGAGTTTCTGCACAAAGACCATACAATAAGATAAGCTGTCATCTGTAACTCCATCATCTACGAGGAAGTCAAGTCCAGCTTCTGTTGCGTCATAGTCTGGATGAAACACCATTAGGTGTAGATCAATACCAGCTATAGACATCAACTCATTCATGCCATCACACAAACCATCAAGGTATTCCATGTCTGGCAAATCTTCTTCAGCCCACACTACAATGTCGTAGTCGTGACCATCAAACTTACGGATAGCTTCTAGTAGCCCCTCCATTCCAGTATTAATACTGAAGACTACTTTATCATCAGCCCATGCTTTTCTAGCATAGGGGCAAGGTGGTAGACCGTTTAGTTTAGCGTTTGGTACTTCTAAAAAATCTTTTGACCACTTGCGTATGTCTGCTTCAACTCTATGCACGTCTGTTCCGTTTGCCAGCAGTCTTTGTTCTAGCAAAAGACCTATTCTGGGAAGGACGCTGGAGAGTAAGATTGCCACGCCTATTATCACGAGGGTTGCCATTCTTGTGTGCTACATCCTTACCGTCACCACGCTTTGCTGCTCCCGTCTTCATCAATGCCCCACGGGCAGCATTACGAGCAGTTCTACGTTTTATTTGATCTGGCTTACCTTGATAATTGTCATACTCTTTACGGTAGTTGCGTTTCTTTGCAACACCGCCAACTGCCATCTTTTTACTTTTCTTATTTTTAGCCACAGTTTTTTTCTTCTGACTTTCTATAAACTTTCTAAAAACAGCAGCGGCGGCTATTTTACCTGCCGCCTTTGCCCTCTGCTCCATAGCTATAGCAGCTTGTGTTTTGTGTGCATCTGTTCTGTCTGACGCTTTAATTTTACGCACACTAGCTTCAGCATCTTTGACTGTAGCAAACTTCAACCCTGTTATAGTTCCTTTAGGGTCTTCGTCTGTGTACAGATCGCTATGCTTCTTAGACTTTGCGGGTTGGCCTTTTTTTCTTGGCACTCTTGGGTTTGCCATTAAGAACTCCTTGTAAAGTCTTAGCCTGACTCGCATGGCTCTTAGAGGCTTTCTTTAAACCTTTAATAACCTTCTTTACTGTTTTTTGTTTTCGTACTTGCATCATGCCTTCTTTGTAATTTTATTGTAGGCTTCCATACCTTTTGGCCCACTAGCACGTAACGCACGTAGACCTGCATTGTCTTTTACTGCACCACCATTAGAAAGATACATGTGCTTCTTTCCATTAGCCATGCCGCCCATAGCCATTTGCATTGGACCTTTTTTCTTTGCCATGCCACCTTTGTTTTTATCTAAAGTTACAGACTTTGATAGCACGCTTTCCATACCGGGAGAGTACTTTCTTTTGTCTGGACGAGAATCTCCAATATCATCTCCACCTTGAGTTAATTCTGTACGTAAACGCCTTTCTAGTTTTTTAGTTGCTGCTTCACCTATTTGTTCTACAATTTCATTTCGTGCAGCATTAAACGTGGACCTGTCTATTGTGCCATTACGTAAGTCTTCAATGTCACCACGAAAACTAGCTATTTTTGTTCCTGATACCTCTGCCATGATTATTTAGCCGCCTTTCCAGAAAATGACGATAGACCAATTCTTTTAGCTAATGCCTCTAGTTCTTTTGTTGACATTTTTTCTATTTCTGCATTTGAAGGTCTTTTAGGTTTTGCTGTTTTTTTAATCATAGCTGCCATAGAAGATTTAGTTTCTCCTGCATATGGATTTTTACTCTTACCTACCGTTGCAGGAACTTTTAGTTTTCTTCCAGCACGAATTTTATTAACATCCGTAATGTTGTTAGCTTTTTTTAACGCAGCGATTGTAGTACCCCTAGCCTTTGCAATTTGAGATAAAGTATCACCAGATTTTATTGTGTAAAGACCTTTACTCGTTGGTGCTGTAATACCAGATTTTTTCGCTGGGGATTTTTTTGTTGGAGGCTTCTTGCCAGTTCCTGCAGGTCGTCCCGGTCCACCTTTTGAACCAGATGCAGCTTTCTTTTTAGCCGCAACTGCTTTAGCTGATCTTGGCGAGGGAGTAAGTGCAGCCCCCAAAAGTTTACTTACAATAGATGGTTCATCTACACCATATTTCTTTTTTATTTTTCTTGTACCTTGACGAAATTTAAAAGCAGTAATTTCACCTGCATCTCGTTTCTTCTTTAATGCTGCTAGTTCTTCTTTCATAGACATTGGTAGTTCTCCTAATACTTACCTTTGCGGCTCTTAGGTGACGACTTGGTGCTACCACCTGACCCCTTCCACAATGTACGACACGCCCAATACCGGGCTGTCAACTTGTCGTTAGCTGTGTCACACTTGTGTCTGGCACGAAACGACTTACGGGCTGCAGCACTATAGTTGTGACCATATCCTGTAGCACCAAAATGAATTAATCTAATCTTCTCACCATCTTTGGCAAGCACCATCATCTTCTTACCTTCACGGTTTGACTTGATAGGTTTATTGTAACCCGGAAACTTTGTACCACGATACTCAATAGCCATTACGTAGCACTTCCTACAGGAACACACTTCCAATCAACAGGCAAGTGACCCGGAAGACCCTGATATATGTCTTTGCCCATTTCAATAGTACGCTCGTAGCACTGTTCATGTGTTTTATACGGACCACGATTGTCCTGTGCAGGGAAACACTGATTTCCCATCTGCACTACACATACCAATATCCATGCTTCAAACATTATTCGTTCCTCTCTTTCCACCCTTCAGCCCTCATAGCATCTTCTACATGCTTTAAAGTGAAAGAACGCCCATAGTATGCCTCTACGGCCTGTCGCACGTAGAAAACATCGCTATGGGGTATATGGAGTTTATCTAAAGTGTTAGTACGGATAGCATAATAGAATGCATCAAGTACATTGTCTGTGTATAGTTTTACAGATTTCTTTGCCATTGTCAAGTCTTTTCTGTTTTTTACGGGGATTATAGTTAATATGTGTATTTAAATGTTACATTATATGGTTTTTAGCAAGTTTCTTTAGCATTTTAATGTGTCATTTAATATATATTCTAGTTATACATAATTATACCAGAATAATACCTCGCTGTCAACACCTAAAACAAGCATGTCACAAAAATACCTTATTGTTGCACAATTTTTAGGCAATTGCACAATACTTGAGCATATAATATTATCACTTTCCCTTGTGGTTAACACTCAATTTTCCTGATCTGTGTACTACTCCAAGAATATATACGTAGTACCGGGGGGTGGCCCATGCCCGACACGCTGAATTTGTGACAGAAAAGCCTTTTTGCGCTGGAAAAATAAAAAAATATCTATTTTCTTGCCTAGTGTCCCAAGTTAGGACGAATTAACCTATTGAAAAATAAAGCATAGCTTCACTTGCGGCAACTGATAGCATATCCCTTGCCCTATAGTGTCTTTGTGTTAACACGCTAATACACCACACCCGTCAATGTGCAGCATGGGAGCATACCCCTATGTTCACGGTTTGTTCACCCCAATGACAGTAGTACGATAGTACATATGATAGTTTTGGAACAAAACAAGAACACCCGTTTTAAGCCCCACTGAGCGTCTTTGGCGTGACATATGGTAGATGATACACTGGAGCAACAAACACGCCACACGGCCACCATACCGCCAGCAAACCGCATGAACAAAACGTGAACGACATTATTTTGGGTAATTATATTGCGCGACACACCCCATCAAAAGTAATAAAAGAAACAAAACAAATAACAATATTGAAATATAATTATCACATACTCAAAATGAGTAACCAATAAAATCAATCACTTAACTGTCCCAACTTGGGACGTTTGACATACGCATTGGCATTTGCTAACTTCAATGGGTCAGCAGGGACTGACCGCTGGCAATCCAGCCAGACGCAACCCGTAGGGGATTTTGAAATGACTAAGTTGAACAAAACACAAGTAGCCGCAATCAACACTGTAATCGCTTTTGATACGCAGGAAGACACATTCAACCGGACGCAAGCGGAGCGGTTCGCACGGGATGCCGCCAAGTTGCGGAAAGGCGTTCAGTTGATTGTGTCCCAAGTTGGGACGCTCACTGGCAACCCACGCAAGGCAAAACTGAGCGCGATTGGCGCGGGTTGGATTGCTGAAAATAGCAAGTTGCGCGATATCATGGCCGCCTACGCAAAGTTTGCTGGCGACGATGGCGAAGCGATTGTCAATAAAGCGAAGGCCGGAAAGCTCGGCAAGTGTTCAACCATCCGTGGCGCGGTTGCCTCACACGAAGCAGACATCAAGCCGAAAGCCAGCCGCAAGCCGAAATCTGGACAAGGCAAGTCACCCGCCAAAAAAGAGGTTTCATTTGTCGCCAAGAAAAAGCCAACGACACTTGCCGCCAAGTTGGAATTGTTGGAGCAGTTTTCCGAAGCCAACGGTTTCAGCTTCACGGATTTTGTCGCTGAATGGACAGCCGAAGCCACCGAAGGCAACGCCACCTTGGAAGGCAAAATTGCATCCAACGGCTAACCGTCCCAACTTGGGACAGCAGCCCTCGCCAGAAATGGCGGGGGTTTTTTTGTGTCTGGATTTTGCCAGCCCCATGC